AAGACTAGCTTCTCTTTTGTTGAAGTCTAGCCTAAGCAGTTTTCATGGCCTGATGAGGAACCGAAACCCAAATAGGGGTCGCCATGTGGTACAATGTATTTATTTGGAGGATGCTGCTTGTCATCCTAGTCTTGTTCGTCAGTTTTGCGTCCCTCTCGTTTATGTGGGGAGGCTTTGGAATTTTGCTGGCTTTGCCAGCCTTCTTTATTGGATTTTGTGGCCCAGCCGGTTGCGCCTTGATTATGATCTTGGGCCCCTTGTCTGGTTACATCTTTGTCTCCATATTTCGCGACAGTCTCGCCCGCGAAGTGGCGATCATTGATTCAGTAGGTGAGGAGGCCGCCTTGTGGGTCTCTTCGGATGTTAGCACAATTTCATCCCACCCGTTTAAGCTTGTGATGAGGGAAGTCATCTGGATTGGCCACGATGAGTCAGGGATTTGGCTCCAAGCATGGGCCCATACCCTGAAGCTCCCTGTGGAACTGCAGGACATGGTGGGGCGAGGTGCTGCACAATTTGGCTCCATTTTGTGGTCGAGACTCGTGCTTTGGCTGCACGCTGGCATGACGGAATGGCCATCTGCTGTCTTTTCCTGTTTTGCTATTTGGCGTGTCGCTAAACAGGCAAAAACACTGGGGATTTGGTGGTACACGAAATTCTGGTGGCGTTTAGTGACAGTTCTCATTTTCCTTTACCACCTTCCCCCGGACGTGATGGTCCCTTTGTTGTTCAGGGGCAGTTATTGGCTCTTACGAGAAGTTGTCGCTATAACTCACCAGCGAAAGGAAGCTTGGGAATGGCTTCAGACTTTTTATGTCGCCATTCTTGTCAAATTCATTGCTTGGGCCGAGTCTGTCAATAGTGAATTTGAAAAACATCATTCTCTGGCTATTGCTAGAGGTTCTTCTCGGCTCACCCAACATTTTAAGTCAATGGTGATGACAGCTTCCATTGTTGTGTCTGACTTGGCATTGCCATCGTATGTGAGAACAAAAGGGCCTCTCAGGCCCGATCGTGAGACCCTCGAAGCCTCTTTGACACTCATGAAGGATCTTGGTTGGCCCATAAACGTGAATGTCACGGATCCTGCCCCGTTGCCTTCCCAGTCTTTTAAAGAGTGGGTGCTTTGCGGGTCAGACTTCAAGCAGGGAATTCACAACCTCAAGATGCAAATCGATGAAGATCTTGAATCCCTGCGTATTGCTGGCATCCGGTATAGGAGGTCTGAGGAGTATGCTTCCGTTGAAAATGAATTGGAAGCCACTTCACGGTATTTCCGTTCGCCGAAGTATGACTACCCTGACCTTGACCTGGATGATGTCTGGTTTGTCCTGGGGGACATTTTTAGGCATTCCCGGCTTACATCTTTTAACTACATTATTCGAATGTGGGAGAAGAAGTATGCGCTGGGTGCTTTTATGAGGGATCCCCTTAGGTTACGCAGTAAATATAAGCGTTCCAAGTTTATCCATGACTTGGGTGGTTATGGTCCTTTCAAGGCATTGTGGGCCCGTACCTTTTGGGCTGCAACTCAGATTTTGCCAGTGTCAGCTGTGTCTGTAAAGGGCGAGGCTTTGCCTGAAAAGAAATGGGCTAATAATATGGTCCGTTCCATTATTGGCTCACCCATTACCCAGTACATTTTGTCAACCATTTGGAATTATGGTCCCAACCACAGGTTCTCATGGGTTTCGACACCCATCAAAATTGGCATGCCACTCAATGGTTACTGGATGTCCACTATTTGGCAGCGTCACTCACGCTGCCAAATTCATGTGGAGGGTGATTTCACTGCTTTTGATAGCACAATCAGTGGTAAAGTAGTTGATGTCATCAAGGCCATCCGAAAGCATGGTTTCGAGCACCACAAGGACAGAGACCGGATTGCCGACTTAATTGACGTCAATTACGAGCAGGTTGTCCATCAATTGCTGAATACCACCTCCACTGGAAATGTGTACAGGAAGGGAACAGGTTTAACAACTGGCCACTCTTCTACTAGCATGGACAACTCTGTGGGTTTGGTGGTGCTTTATTTGATGGCATGGAAAGACTTGACTGGTCTGTCATCTCGAGAGTTCATGTATTATAATGAGCTCTCGTGTTTTGGTGACGACCACGTATTGTCAATCTTGGCTGCAAAACCTGCTGTGTGGACACCGAAGAACATTCGGTCCACAATGGCCAAGTGGGGTCTCACCAACAACTTGGAAGTGAAGCAGTCACTTAATGAGGTTTCTTTCCTTTCGAAATGGGGAAGGCGTGCAACGCCCTCAGAAAGGGCAGAGCTCAAAAAGTTTGGGCTTGATGTCCCGTTCGTGGTGTGGCATGACAAGAAGAAATTAGTCGGTAAATTGACTGCGCCAGTTAAAAATGTTTCAGCCACATATAAGGCTAAACGTTTGTTGAGCTATCTCACATTGACTGCACACCACCCAGACTTGTATGATGGCATATGTAAAGTTTTGGTCAAGTCACCTGCCATCATGACTCACATTAGGCATAACAAGTGGCGCATCCCGTCTTACCAGACTGTGATGCGCAATTGGTACAATCCATCTCCGCCGCCTAATCAAAGTGACAAGTTGGTTTTGGAGGACCAAGCTGAGTTTGAAAATGTTGGGCAATTGGTCGAATATGGGGAGGTGAGTGCTTTAGATGCTTTTGTTGGAGCTTTGTCTATGGCACCTGACTTGCTATCCCCTTTATTATTCAATTATGGGTATATGCGGGCTTTGCAGACCTTTTTGAGGTCCCGGCTTGCCTGGGTGCCTGACCTGCTTTGTCTCAACAATCCCATTTTGAATGCAGGCATGTTGGAAAATGTGTGTTCAAGGACTCCTTATCGGTTTCTCGAAACCTCCCTTTTTGTCCCTGGTCTCAGTGGTGTTAATGAGAGCACCCTACTATTGCGACATTGGCTCTTTTGCTGGTATTGTTCAAGGAGGCCGAAGCAGAGGTTTGGTGCATGGACTAACATGATTGTTGCCAAGGTTTCAAGTTTGCAGTTCTTGTTAAATGGCAGGGTCATGCTGGAGTCACGACAAAACGAACTCGGGCTTGACTTGTTGATTGTGTGCGCCTTGTTAAGCTTGGTGAGTGTCCCAGATTGGATGTCACCGTTGGGCAAGGTGACGTTGCCTGACCTTCAACTTATCTTGGATTCCGCCATACACTTCTTCACAGTGCTTATCTGGCAAAGTGTTCCTCCCAATTTCAGGGAAACAACACCTACATTGCGTACCTTTGATAGAACAGGTGGGCCCGTTGGCGTCCAGGCACCCACAGGAACTGGAAAATCGACTGGTTTCATTCAACACCTTGCAATGGTTGCAGGGCATAGGTTCCGCAAAATTGTAGTTGTCGAGCCTCGGAGCATTTTGGTTCATGGGCTTGTTCAGTTCATGTCTGATAATTATGGACTGGACGTCTCTGGTGCCACTTCTGGTCTCAAACTGGACACTTCTAAGAGAGTTTTGTATGTCACTCCACAAGCACTCATGGGCCATCTTGAGCTTCTGAACCCTGAGAATTTAATTGTTCTTGATGAGGCCCATTTGAGTGAAGCATTTTATGATGCCCTCCGGATCATCATCCGTAAGGCAAGACTCCCATCATTATGGGTTTCTGCAACACTACCAGAGCATTTAAGGGTCCAGTGTCAGTTAGTGTTAGACATACCCATTGCAAATCTTTGGACAGTTGGTGAGCAAATTGTTAGGTATAATGTTGATGGTGTTTCATCTGTGTTAGCACATTATCAGGATTACTGTCTCAATGTTGCCAACACGTTGACCCCATCACAGAAAGGCCTATTCTTCGTTCCAACAGTTAAAATGGCTGAGTTCCTTGCTGAGAACTGTAAACATAGTAGTTTTGCCCTGCATTCCCATTCAAAATTGAATGCTCGTTGGGAGTCACGGGCAATTTTTGCCACACCTGTCGCAGATGTCGGCCTTACTATTCCTGATGTCACCCTGGTTGTGACACCAAATTTCACAACTTTGAGTGGCAATAAATTAATAGCTCTGGACCGGCACACTCGTGCCCAGCGTAAAGGCAGAACTGGCAGAACTTCAAATGGGACATTCCGGTTGGTCACGTATGATGGCCCTTTTGAGGATCTGGGTATCAAGTCAGCATCATCGCCTGAGAGTATTCGCGAGTTACTGCTCTCAGGAATGCCAGTTGCTTTAGCCAGTGTGCTTGGTCAAGAAAATGTCATTCGTGCCTTTGGCGTTGAGCCTCCTGATGAAAGCGGGGAAATTGAGAGTATTCTCAATGACCTAGAGGTTTTTCTTGCCAACATGCGTCCAGTTCTTCTGGGTGCACAAGCTGCGCGGGAAACGGGTGACCCCTCTTTTGGTCCGCCACAGATCTTGCACCCCACTGGGACCGGCATCAGTGGCTCGTATCCTCAACCTGAGTCTGGGATCGATGAAAAGATTCTTGAAATGGCAGCGAATCTATTGTCTGTCAAGGCAGTCCACGGTTCTGAAGTTAATGATAACTTACTTAGACAGTTGGACACCATGGCTGGTCCCGTAATTAGAGTTGGCAATCTTGTCAGGGCATTGTTGGCCGGTGAAAAGACCGACACATTGAACCCCAAGAATGCCATTCCGACGGGTAGTCTAGAAGATGTATATGCACTTAAAGGCATATATGACATTCTAGTGCACCTTGACGAATGATATGTTTTCCCCTGACGAGATATCGAAACTGGCCACCAGTCGGGAATAAGTTATGTCAACCCATTCAGAAATTGAATCTACGGCAACGGAAACGATTGCCCGGCAAATTGAACACATAAAGTCTAAGCCAGTATCCGTTGGTGGTGCTGGTGGTTATTTCGTCACTAAGTCTAAGTTGGACCACATTGAGCAGAAATTACTTTCTGCGCTCGAACAGTCCGCTATGACATCAGATAGTCCTTCACGCCTTATTGAGCTACAGGAAGAGCTCAATGAAATTCGTGACTCTTCAAGGAAAGCTCAAGCTGACCTTGAACGTACTCAGGCAACTCTCAAGGAACGCACAGCCACGTTTGCCAAGGTTGCCAGGGACCGTGACACGCAACAGGCCTTGGCCAAAAGTCGGCTTGAAGAAGTTGAGCGAACCCACGCTCAATATCGGGAAGCACTGGCTGAGGCCAAGAAAGAGCGTGAAGATAGTCGAGCCCTCCTCGCTACAGCGTCCAAGGGTTTTGACCCAGACCGGGCCCAGGAACTTCAAAAGAGTGTTGAGTCATCCACTGCCCGAATCAAGGACTTGCAGCGGGATTTAGAATTGATTAATGCTGACAAGAAAGCACTCAATGCAAGCTTTCAGGAAGCCAACGCCCAATTGGCTGCCCTTTCCAGCGAGCGGACAGTGTTGCAAAATCGAATTAACGAACTCTTGACAACTAAGAATCTGGCTTCATCAGATGTTGTTCCAGAAATTACAGTTGCCCGGCCAGAATTAAATTCTAAAATCCTTCAAAAGATGATTGGCGACCGTGGCATTAATTGGCTTCACAAAGCGGAGCAGCAGATGGTAGATGATTATCGCAATCGTATCTACAATTTGCGGCTAGCCACAAAGTACGCAAATTCGCCTAATGTCAAGTCCATTTCTGATCTTCTCCAAATAGTACTAAATTGGTGTAAGAATAAGACATGGAAGGCCCGCAAAATCATTGCCAGCTGGGTTGACATGATCGAGGCCCACATCAGGGCTGGTGCAGTCCGCTCAGTCAAATTCTATCATGATGAACTGCGTAGAATCTCAGATGAATTTGATGAGCAGAGAGCCCACCATAACGTTGAGCCTGGGCAAAAGTTGCGTTGGTGGGAAGATGCTTACTTTTATGCCAAGGTTTTCTACGGGAGGGCCAAGCGGTCAAGTAAAAGAACAACATCTTGGTTTTCCCGCACCCTTAAAAAGGTTGGCGGGTTTTTCTCCAAGCTGTTCGGGTTTCAACAAAGTGTCAAATTGGAACCCGAAGATTTTGACGCAGAAGAACTTCTAAAGAAAGAAGGGCCTAGCGTCTGGGAGAAGGGTAAAATGAGGGCTGGAACAGCTCCCCCTCCTCCCCCTCCACCTGTCCCAAACAAGAAAGTCAATGCCATGGCCGAAAAATTGGCAGGACTAATGGGAGGGCGGAAGTGAGGATAATTTTGAATTCGCCTCACGCTTCCAGACCCTAAATTTAGATGGGCC